CCTCTGCCCATTCTGAGTAGGCATCTATAAGTTTAGGAGATGTCTTACCATTACGGTGAGCAGGGTCTAACCAGAACATTAACTCTTGGCTTACTATGAAATCATTGATAGGTAGTTCAGTAGCAATAGCTACTAGACATCCTACAATCTCATCATCCTTAGTAACTACTTTAACAAATCCTGCAGGACTTTCTATTAGATTTGTAATCAAATCATTAATCTTTGTAGTATTCACCTTAGTCCAAGCCTTGTGAGGTATTTCCTTACAGAATTGTTTAACTGCAAGAACTAAATCGAGAGTATCGCTTTGGTTAGCGTCACGTATTGTGTAAGACATGAAGTCTCCTAGTTAGAATTTACTATTTACTCCACCTAGGACTGAGAAGCCTAGTAGAATAAAGTCTTTACCCTGTTCACTCTCGAACTTAATACGCATTGAACGTCCCTTGCCACGTAGTTTCATACGTGTAACAATGACTGATTCAGGGTGGTTGAAGTCTAGAAGGTTACTAGAGTTTACGACTGGCATACGCTTGAAGCGATAGGCTTGTTGAGGGTTACTAGACGAGGCACTCTTGAAGTCCCAGAAAGAAGTAACGAACATTGACGATGGGTTGTCTGGCTGGTAGCCTGTTTCTTCGTTGCCTTCCCATGCAGTCTCTGTTAGGCGCATGTAGGTGGTCACGTAAGGTGCAGTCTTCTGAAGCAATAGGTCACCCATGAAGTCATAACCAGCTTCTGCGTAGGAGGAGTAGTTCGTTGTACCCCAATCTAGGAAGTCATCTCCACTAAAGGAACCCATAGTGATCTTGTTTGTAGCATTGTCTCTAATGATAGCAATGATAGCAGGGGAACCTGTAGCTACGTTTGCAACCTGTTGAGAGATAACATCGTCACCTGCAGTTGTTACTACATCATCACCGTTAGTAGTTACTACATCAAGTGCAGAGATACTAGCACCGAAGCCTGAGTAGAACTCGAAGTCTATAACACAGTCTGTGTTTAATCCAGCATCTTCAATATACCAAGGGTAGAATGCTCGTAGAGCAGCATCAAGTACAAGGATGTTGTTAACTTTAGGCTCAACACCTTCGTCCTGATCGGGCCAAGCCCAATAAGCTCTCTTGTTCACACTGTCAAAGGAAGTCTTCAGTTTAGTCTTAGACTCGTTAGGGATCAAGTCCCAATAAGACTGGATAGTACCAAGTGTTAAGTTACTCTCTACAGGACGTCCAGTTGCACCATCGAAGTCTAAGGTATGAATACCGTTGCGGCTCCACCAGATAGGTGATCCATCTGCAACAATAAAGCTACTAGCATCTACGATACCTACGTCTGTAACCTTCTTAACTGCAAAGGCAGAGGGTGAGAAGACACCATCAATACCTTCGATACGCCACACACCATTATCAGCAAAGATGTAAAGAGAAGCATCAATAACGTAGAGAACCTTAATACCTACTGCACCAGCAATCCTGATAGTACCACCGTCTGTGTCTAAGAGATCACTGATCTGCTCAGAGGTAGGGTCATTCTGTTGCAGACACTCACCTAGTTTATTGAAGTCAGTTATCAGCTGGCTAAACAGAATGATGTCTGTGTTCTTAGCACTGTTCAAACCTGCATAGAATGCACGACCAGAGAAGTTAGCTATAGCAGAGAACCTGCTAGTCTCTACCTCAGTTGTAAGACCTGAGACACCTGAAACACTAGAACGGTTCTTATTAAAGAAGTCTAGGATGTAGTGACCGTTACCTGTCAGTGTTGTACCAGTGTAGATCTTATCCCACTCAGCACCATCGTAGGTTCCCGTAGCATCTTTACCTGAGTACCAAGGATGTGTCAGACGCTTTGTAAGGTCTGTAGGAGCACCGTTACCTGTGTTCCACCCTGTGTTCTGTGCATCGTACTTACGTTCATCAGAGGGGCTTGAGTCATCTGTGAAGTAGGTTGAGGTGTCACCCTGCCAATCGAAGTCACGAGTACGGAAGTCGATCTGTGTAACTGTTAAGGTCTCTGCTACATTGTCTCGTTCTATGTAGATGGGATTGATAGAAGGTGATACTACAAGCAAGGAACCCTTGAGGGATGTGAATGTACACTTAGCTTCCGAAGCACCTACACCACCTGAGGTCTCGTATGTAGCAAGGTTAACTGTGTGGGCTTCTTGGTTAGCTGAGAAAGGAGCCTCAGCTTTGTTGTAGAAGTAAAGTGTAGCACCGTTCTGAAAGACTAGGAACTCTAGACCTGACTGACCGCCTACGTTAGACCATGTACCTGTAGTTGTGATAGCTGCATCTGATACAGTAAAGGTAGACAGTACTGAGTTAGTTTCCTTAGCAATACCCTTACGTCTACGGCGAGAGCCATCACGACGAAGATCACAGTTTAGTTCGTCTACAGAAGCATCTGGTGGAAACGTAAGTTCCCCTGCCTCAGTAACCAGACCTTTAATGAAAGTATTAACTACCCTTTGAGTTAGATTCTGTGGCATTTCGTTTCTTCCGCTCCTCAAAGTCCTTACCGAAAGCCTCACGTTTGACAGCTTTAGTAGGGCTTAATGTATTAAAGTATCTCTGGATAGCATCCTTAGCCCTCAGTATGGAAGTGTACTTACCACTTAGCTCTTTAGGTATCTTGCCTTTCTCGACATGAACTTCGAAGAACTTATAACCACCGGGGGTCTTCTTGACATGAATAGCTGTACTAGACTTCTCAGGACATCTTGCGGTTAAGATCTGTTTGTCGTTGTTAACAGTAAATTCAACGTCTACCATAGGGCCGCCTTTTGTTTGCTTGCTTGAGTCTGTGCATGTCGTTCTGTATGTAAGACTTCTGCCTACGTGCAGCCTGTTCGATCTTCTGATCTACACCATTCTTAAACAAAGAGAAACATGTTGACTTAGACTCAGCAATGAGGTAAGGGAACAATACTTCATCTACGTCTGGTGTGAAGTCATCACTGATTGTGAATGCAGGGATCTTCTGTCCGTAGCATCGTGTCTTAGAAGAGATTAGTGTCTGGCTGATAGAACTATCGTAAGAGTCCATAACAACATGCTCGTCATCAAACAGTGTAAAGTAATTAGGAGCCTTGTCGTTTCGAATCAAGACAGGTACGTTACCGTTAACAGAGTTGACTGTGATAGTTGCGTCACCCTCAGCATTCAAGCTAAGGAACTCAATAGGCTCCAAGTACTTTAGAGTACGGAAGTCTGTGCCAGTGGCTGAGATGTTATACTGTACAGTCTCAATCTTCTTTACATCCTCAGGGATAATGAAGTGTGTAGGACGAGCAATAGAAGAGAGACTTGTCAGTGTAAGAAGTTCTTGGTGTTCAGGTATCATCCGAGTGGATACCATGTTAAAGTAGACATCACGAACCACAGAAGCAATCTGTTCAGCTTCAATGGAATCACTAATGCTATTCACATCCTCAGAGTCCATATCGGACAGGATGTTCTGGACTATCTGTAGGAGTGTTCTTTTCATTAGGTGTGCTCCACAACGATTGATATGATGCAGTCAACGTGACTAGACGGACCACCATCACCTTCAATAAGAATGTAATCATTATCTGAGACTGTGTTGTTAGTTGTAGGGTTAGTGAAGTCTATGTCACCTGCGGCTGAACCTGCTTGAGTTACAGTAACCGTACCCATCGTAGCTGCAGAGGAGTTCTTCAGTGTCAGAGTAAGATCTGAACCAGCGATAGCCCCTTCAATGCAAGTTGTAACTCGACTTACCGTACCACCAAAAGGCATAGGAAGGTAGGTAGAGGATACAACAGATATGTCGTGTACATGTACGTTAAAGACAGACCGTCTGTGGTCTTCCCATGTTCCTGAGCCTGCACCATCTGCAACATAAACGTCACCTGCGGCAGCTGTGGAAGCTCCCTTAGGCTCATGGAGATATGGGTCAGATAGTGCTGAGTGATTTACGTTTGCCATTTAATGTATTCTCCTAGAGCAAGGGTAGGGTGACCCCGAAGGATCACCCTTGTAGTATTATACAGCTGGGTTCGATACGATTGAAACGATACCCTCTGGACGGTACTTCTTAACACCGTAACGAGCAGTAGTTACATACTCGTGACGTTGGTAATCTTTGTTGTACTCATAATCCACCTCAGGCATTTGACGCCAAGCACCCACGAATGGGTTAGCACCTGCATCAGAGGAGAAGAACAAGTTAGCAACACCGTTGTTACTGGAGAAGTCTTGGGCTGTTGTGCCATCTGCTTCGAGAAGTGCTGCGTCTGCGACAGTAGCCTTCAAGTAGTTAGATGTATATACATCGAAACCGTAGACGTTAGCAACGAAGCGCATACCAGTTGCAATACCATCACGAACAATACCTTCCCACATTGGGTTGTTAGACACGTTAGTCAAGTTAGTCAAGGTGTTCAGTTGGTACTCAACGGATGGGTCAACGATAGCAACCATACCACGATCAGGTACGTTAGACTTCTTAAGGGCATAACGAGCAAATGCAAAGTCTGCAAGCTCAATACGACCAGAGTTACCACCAGCGATACGGTGTGCAACACCATCAGTTGTTTCTGCAGAGTTAGCAGTAACACCGACTTCAGGAGAAGCGAAGGTTGTTGTTTCGAAGTGCTCCATGATTGCACGTTCTTGCTC